TCTCGAAGCGGGTCTGGAACTGTTCAGGCTCTACAAGCAGGAGTTCGGCGATCCGGCACTTGCGGCCGGGGCATATCTATTCCCCACCTTCGCCCGTCGAGGCGAGTGGGACCGCCCGTTCCAGGGCAAGGGGACCGACGTCGAGGGGCTAACGGCCAGGGAAAAGGCGTCTCGGTATGCGCAGATTCTCGGCAGCTTTGCCCTCGTCCCGCCCATCCCGGGATGGCAGGAAGGCGGAATCGTGCCGAAAGGGCCTGTTTCCGGTGACTGGTTCCCGGCTCTGCTAGCGTCCGATGAGGCCGTGATTCCTGCGAGCGTGTGGAGGCGAGGGCTCCTCGCCATTGCCGAGTGGTTCCGTAAGCAGGGCGTGCCCGGCTTCCAGGGCGGGCGGGCTCCCGACGCTGGCTTCAGCGTCGAGGTCTTCGCCACCGAGGAAGCCAAACTGGCCGAGATTGGTGTCACGCTGGAGACGCAAACCCGGTCGCTCCTGCAGGTGTTCCGCCAGCTGTTCCAGTCGCTCTTTGACGCGATCCGGCGGGTCATTCATGAGCACTACCCCGAGCTGGCCGAGTGGCTGGATCAGCTCCAGGCCGACATCGAAGCGGCCCTCAATGCCGTGGACCAGCAGGTAAGCGAGCACATCGGCCTCTGGCAGTCGCAACTGCAGTCCCTCAACCCGCTGGCAGTCGAGTGGACGAGGAACCTCGCGCGGGGGTTGTCGGAAGCTATTGCGTATGGGCGCAGCCTGTACGACGTGTTCGACAACTTCCTGCGCATGTTGGCCGCGCGGTTTATCGAGACGCGGATCCTCGGGCCGTTGTTCATGCGGTGGGTCCCCGACATCCTTTCGGGCCTGCCCGTGTTCCACTCCGGCGGGCTGGTCCTGGGCGGCGCCGGGGCGCTCATCATGCACGACGGCGGCGTTGTCCCGGGCCTGCGGCCCGACGAGCGGCTCATTATCGCCCAGACCGGCGAGCGCATCCTCTCCCGTGAGCAGAACCGCCTCTTCGAGAGGATGATGCGGGAGGGTATCGAGAGCGAGCCGACCGTGGTGAACCTGAGCATGTCCATCTACGCCGTGGACGCGCAGTCCTTCGTGCAGCTGGCACAGCGGCACCCGGAGGCCATCGAGACGGTTGTCGTGGACAGCATCCTGAGGAACGGGCCAATTCGCAAGGCCATACAGGCGCTCAAGCGATGAGGACAGCTAGGCTCCGCCGGGCGCACCGGCGGAGCCGGCTTGCCGTATGAGGTGAGTCGGCGTGGAAGTCTTTCGCTGGCCCTGCGATCCGTCGCAGATACAGGAGTCCATCCGCTACCGAACCCTCATCACCCAGTTTGAGTCGGGGAGGGAGCAGCGGCGAGCGAAGGGGACCCCGCGACGGCGCTGGACTCTTCGGTTCCGCAAGGACCAAGTGGACGCCGACGAGATATGGGCGTTCTACCAAGCGAGGAAAGGTGCCTTCGAGGCTTTCCTGTGGACGAACCCCTTGGACGGCCAGACGTACACGGTGCGCTTTGAGCGGGACGACCTCACGCGCAACGTGTTCTGGAAGTGCGTGTATGAGATCGGCCTCACGCTCATTGAGGTGGTCTGATGCGTAACCTGTCGCCGCAGGTTCAATTGGAAAAGGACAAGCCCGAGAACAGGCCTGTGGAGCTGTACCAGATTTACCTGGACGAAGCCACGCTGTTCTTCGCGGCCCATGACCAAGACGTGATGTTTTTCGACGAGCAGGGTGCTCCGGTGCGCTACTATGCGTTGGGCTTGAAGCGGCAGCCGATCCGGGCCAATGTGGAGACGAAGGTGGACGAAACGACCGTTAGCCTGGACAACGTGAACCGAGAGCTGTCGGCGTACATCGCGCACACCGAGTTCGTCGGGCGCCGGCTCAAAATCCTAAAGGTGTTTTTGGACCTGCTGGACGACCCCGACCACGCTGTGACCATCTTCGACGGCATCATGGACTCGCCCATCATCAGCGAGACCGCCGTGCAGGTGACGGTGCGGAGCCGGCTGGACACCCTGGGCGTTATCACCCCGAGGCGGCGATACCGAAAGCTGTGCCAATGGCAGTTCGGGTCGCCAGAGTGCGGCATCGACCTTGCAAGCGTGACTGTGACGGGAACCGTGCAGGGTATCAGCGCTGACGGGAAGACGTTCACGCTATCGGGCCGCAACGAACCGAGTGGGCACTTCGTGGACGGCGTGCTCACCATCGGGAAGGAGAGCCGGCTGGTGACTGCAAGCGCCGGACCGTCCATCACCGTGGACTATCCGTTCTCCAGCGTGCAGGTGGGCCAGCCGTACACCCTCCGTCGGGGGTGCAACAAGTCCTATGACGAGTCCTGCGTGGCCAGGTTCAACAACGGCCACCGCTTTGGCGGGTTCCTATCCGTCCCAACAAAGGATTGACGAGGTGGTGGCACGGTACATCGGCGTCCCCTACCGGCACAACGGTCGAGGCCAGGACGGTCTGGACTGTCTCGGCCTCATCGCTTCGTTCTACCGTGACCTGGGCATCGAGGTGCCTGACGGGGACGGGGAACCCATCCCGCAGGACTGGTGGAAGCACGACCCCGAGCGCTATCTGCGGGGCCTGATGTCCATCGGGCGGCCCGTCGAGGGGCCGCTGCAACCGCTGGACTTGGTGTACTTCACGTTGACGCAGGGCGTGGTGACGCACGGCGGCGTGATGGTGGACCGCCAGAGGTTCATCCACGTCCTGGAAGGACATTCGGTGATGGTTACTCGGCTAGGCAGCTGGTGGCAGCGCCGCCTAGCGGGAGCCAGGAGGTTGGTATGACGTGGGTGCGGGTGCGCTGATTGGCGCGGTCGTGGGCGGCGCCGCATTTGCGGCCGGCTCGACGCTGCTGGGGACAACTCTCGTCTCTTCGGCCCTCATGGGTGCCGCTCTGGGCTCCATCTTTGACCGCAGGCCCATTCAGCCCGAAAGCCCCACCTATTCCTTTGGCCCGTGGCAGAATACCCGGTCTGCGGTCATTCCGGTGCCCGTCATCTACGGCCGGGTGCGGGTGGCTGGGAACATCATCTATCACCGGGTGAGCGATGACCAGAAGACACTCTACATGGCCGTCGGTCTCGGGGAAGGTCCGATTCAGGACGTTTCCGACATCCGCGTGAACGATACGCCCATTTCCGAGATCAAAGGCGCCGAGTATCGTGTCTACCTCGGTACCGCGGATCAACAGGCCGATCCTTGGGTACACACTGGCGAGCGGTGGCCGTACACCGCGTACATCGTGTGCAAGTTCACGGCCAACGAGCAGGTCAGTTCGACCCCGACCATTACCTGCGTCGTTGAGGGCCTCCGTGTCCCGGTGTGGACCGGCACCGGCTGGGTGACGCAGTACACCAACAACCCAGCCTGGTGCCTGCTTGACTTCCTGCGGTCTCGCCGGTACGGCGTGGGCATTGAGGACAGCCGCATCGACTTCGATTCGTTCCTGCGGGAAGCTCAATACTGCGACGAGCTGGTGCTGAACGAGGACGGGGAGTACGAACCACGGTTCCAGCTGGACTATGCCATCGACTACGAGCGGCCGTCGCTGGACGTGCTCGAGGACATCCTTGCGACGTTCAGGGCGTACCTGCTCTACTCGGACGGCAAACTGCGGCTCAAGGTGGAGAAAAGCGAGGCCCCCGTCTACCACTTCAGCATGGACAACATCGTGGAGGGGTCGTTCGTCTACTCCAGGGCCAGCCGTCGGGACGTGCCCAACCAAATTAGAATCGAGTGGATCGATCCGTCCGCCGACTACGAGCGCGCCGAGGCGGTGTACGACAACGAAGTTGACCAGCAGGAGCGCGGCGAGGTATACAGCCGCACCATCAGCCTGCTGGGCGTGACCCGCGCTTCCCAGGCCGGCCGCATGGCCCGGTTCTATCACGACTCGGCGTATTGGGCGCGCACCTTCTGCGAGTTCAAGGTGGGCATCGACGCGCTCCACGTAGAGGTTGGCGACATCGTGCAGGTCAGCCACGAGGTGCCTGGCTGGGACCGCAAGCTGTTCCGCATCCTCGAAATCCAAGAGGAGGAGTCGGACGAGGCCAAGCTCATCTGCCGCGAGTACGTGCCCACCATCTACCACGACAGGGGCGTCGCCTATCAGCCCGGGAAGCAGACGACTCTGCCCAACCCCGTGGCACCGCCGCCGCACGTTAGCCACCTGCAGGCCGTCTCCGCGAGCCGTGTCATGCCCGATGGCACGGTTCTGCCCATCATACGGGTGTCGTGGATCGAGCCGACGGCCGCGTTCTACGCTGGCGCAATTGTGTACTGGCGGCGCGACGGCGAGGCGTCTTGGCAGCGGAGCCCGCTCTGCGAAGCGCCCAGCTACGACATCATCCTTGCGGAGCCCGGCATGTACACCGTGCGGGTGGTATCCGAGTCCCGCAGCGGTGTGCGAGCGCCGTTCGAGACCGCTCCGGAGGCGCGGGTGACGGTTTCGGAGGTCATACCGCCGCCCGTGACCGGGCTGGTTATCGACTTCTCCCGGCCCGACGCGCTCATCAGCTGGAATCC